TCTCGTGTAACAGAGTCAATCCATAGTGTAACTGTTTCTCCATCTTCCCATCCGTCGTATTTATCACCAGAACTTTGCAAATCAAAGTAATTAACAGTTGACAAATCAGCACCAATTAAAGTAATAACCGCTTCGAACCATGTATTTGCTGGGATAGCACTATTTGTTTGTGTTGTCTGAAATGGGAATGTTCTATTTCCAATAAACATAGATGTCTGAGGTATTATTGAACCATCAGCAAGTAATCTAATTGAATAGTTGTTTATAGACTTGTCACACATTATTCTTATTCGTATCTTTTTAGTATCACTCCAGTCTTGGTCACCTCCTAAATTCAAACGAATAGTAGAGTCATAGTTTCTCTCTTTATCAACTGTTCTTACATATTTTATACTAGCACTGCCACTAAAAAACACAGTAGAGTCAACACTTTTGGTACCAACACCATTAGTATCTAAACTCCATCCTGTTAAAGACTCGCAATCATGTATTACAATAGACATAGGCTTATTAGCTTAGTGCGTATACAGGCATTGCGTATACAGTTGTTCCGTATAGTACAGGTATCCACCCTGCTTCTGCGTCTGTTTCAGGTGACTTTGTAGAAAGGTCAGCGTCGGGTGTTGCAGAAGGAAATTTAAATAATGGTTCAGTATCAGCCATACCTGAAAAGTCAATCCCACACACAAGCCCACCAACACCTGCATTGTCTACGGTTATAGACATTCCAAAAATATACGCAACATTATTTCCATCCTTATCAATTACGATTGATGATTTAGCACCTGTTCCATTATCATCAATGAATATAGCATCATTTGTGCTATCATGTTGAATATGTAACGTATAATTTGCTGATGATGCATTGTCATTTATTATTTTAACAAATGGTGTTGTTGATGCATGTGTACCATTTGTATATATATACATACCGACATTTCCTGCATTTGTCATTGAAGAAGTCAAGTTAAATTCCCAAGCCTCTTGATTATTTGCTAGTGAACCAATCTGTGATGAGCGAATTGCAGCAAAAGTTCCGTCATTTACAACACTTAATACATCTTGGTCAAACGCTGAATTATCAGCTTTAATACTCACCAACGGCGCATCCGCAGTCGCACCAATATTCGTATATACCCCCAACCCTATCCCCGTATTCCCCGTGTTCTCAATATGTATCGCACCGTCTGTAGCAACATCCGTCCCGACGTTGCCATTCTGGTCGATTGAGATTGTGTTGTCGGTGGTGGCGTTTACAAGAGCTAACTCACCAATAGACTCAACATATTGCTGTGGTGAAGATAATACTTGCCACTTAGTAGTGTCTGTTGGTGCTGTTCCTGCACCAGCGTCAGTGTACATTACATACGATGCACCGTTGTATGACACAGCATCTCCTACTGCATAGTCAGTACCAGCATCGTAAGCTCCTTTATGAACAATCCCCGAAAGCACTGTTACTGGTGTTGTTAAACCTCCGATTATTTTTACAAGTTCCATATTAAGAATAAGTTAGTGCTGTTAAGTCTGTTGCAACGTTGTCATATAAAGTGTCCCCATCTGCCCAAGTAACTGTCGTGTCGGAACCTGAGACAGTAACTTTTTGCGCCTGCCATACTGCGGATGCCTCTAATGAGCCCACTATTGCGCTAGCAGAGTATGTTACATCACCAACAACAGTGACTTTCTGCGCCATTAAAGATGAACTATCAACGGTTCTTTTTGCAGAGGCTATCGCATCATGCTCTGCATTTTGTATGTCCTCTTGTGAAATCATTGTCATATAGTTATGTGTAGTTACTTTTTTTATATTATACCATGTTTGATAGAGCAATTATCCTTTCCATTGCAACATTATATCATTTTTATGAGCAAAAAGGACGTCAACTTGCACTTTCCTGCGCTTATACCAGTGTCCACCATATGCAGGGCCGAAAGTATCTAGCATAACAAAGCCCATTTCCCTTGTCTTTGCCAAAACATCATCAATCATGCACCCACCGATGTTATACGGTAGAAAAGAAAGCTCTAAAAGCAAAAAACGTGCCTGTTTCACCGTCTCCTCTCCACCATTGATAATATCTAGCTCTGTCCCTTGTGTATCTATCTTAATGAGGTCATACGCACCAAGTTTCATGCTATCGAGCGTCGATATATCTTTTGTTTCAGTGAAAGCCCCATCAAAAGATGATGTATTCTCTTTGTAAAAGCTAGAACCACCACCTGCAATAGAGTCTTTGTCAATGAAAAAATCTTTTTTACATGGCTTATCACCTAAACATACGTAACGCACGTCATAATTGGTCTTATCAAGGAAATACCTATCCCTTTCGTTACACTCTATAGCTGTTATTTGTGCATCAGGATATATTGTACGCATAAAACCACTAAAATGACCGTGCGCCGCACCTATATCGAGGACAGTTTCTATGTTTACTCCGTTTTCTTTCAATACTTCGAAGTGAGGGCGCATGTACCCAACAGCTTGCTCGTCAGTACACGTGGTTAATTCCATAAAACACTCTCCCATTTATCTGTTACTAATTCCCACGAGCATGACCTCACATACTCAAGTCCTTTCTCAATATCCTTTCGTAGTAAAACAGGATTCTCTACAGCATTCAGTACCTCAGCTATGTACTTCTCTTTATTTTCTACCGGTATCTGTACGCCTGATTGCTGTGTCTCTTTAAGTGCTGCATAACCAGAAGTAATTGGATAGACTCGTGACGCCTGCATCTCCAATGCGGTGATGCAGTTGTGAGCAATAACACCGTTAGCAAGATAATTGTGTGTTTCGTCTACGTCTATGTTGTAAACTCTGGTCTTTTCTTTTTCTTTATTTATTTTATTTATCTTAATATAGATAAACCTATCGTCACTACCATAAAAAGAAATTTTATTATTTTCTGTCCAACTTATAGTATAAGATTCTGTGCCGTGTTTATGTAATCTTGTTGCTACCCTTCCAGTAGAACCTCGGTGGTTTATCAACTTACGCACCACACCTATTAAGTAACGAGAAGTATTACAGAAACTATAACTATTACCAGTTCCTTTATACTTTAAGTCTGTGTGTCCATCTGCGGCGAGTAGCCCAGCTAAAACATCATCCGGGTAAGCTCTTACTAAATCATCTGGAACCGTTTTTACTCTATTTATATAGAATTTATCTCTAATAAATCTTGATAGTGTATAAGAGTGAGTGTAAACATCAATACATCCTTGTAATTTTCTTTCGTAAATCGGTAATCCAAATTGCTTATACGCAGTCACTACTTTTTCATAGTACTTGTCTTTATGCTTATCAGCAACAAGGCATGATATCTTTCCTCTGGTGTTTGCATTCCCATCTCCAGCAAAATACCCAAAGAACCATGCTTTTTCTGGTGTCATCGTGGTATCGATAAAATTGTTGTCTATTTTTAAGTTATTGTTTTCGCTTCTGGTGTAGTTGTCTAAGTAAATAGAAAATTGAGACGAGTTTACCATTCTTGGTATCACTAAAATATCATCTATCTCTAAATCTTTAGCTTTTACCCAATCAGGGGTATCTACGATTCTATCTTTCCAACCTCGTTCAGATTGTCCTTTAATAACATAGAACGGATGTTCTCCTGTAGCTTTTATATCTTCACCAGACTGTGGAGTAATAGTGTAAATATCTTCATCAACTTCTCTTGACCTTATAGCTGTTATCTTTTTGTAAGTATCATCCATTGTTCTTACCTCATCATCTATCTTCAAATTTTGAATAGCAACGTCACCACTCTTTGTTTCTACATAGGTATCTTTAGGGTGACAGTGTATCTCAGGGAAATCTGTCGGATATAACCATATACTCGACTTCAACATTTCTTTTGCAAGTGTCACTTGGTCAACACGACCATGGTCAACTATGCCGTCTTGCTTCATCATCTCTTTCATTCGCTCCATCCACGCGAGTCTCTCTGGATTCTCTTTGTTGAGTTGGTAAAAAGTATTCCACCCATAAAATACGTGTAGCTCTGCCTTTGGTACTACTTTCTTAATGTCCGGCCACCAGTTTAGGATAGTCTCTAATCCTCGATTCGCTGTGGACGTGTAGATAATGCGTGTAGGGTCTTTCTCCACCACCTCAGTGAAGCGAGAGAGGTCGATACCGTTACCAACAATAACAAACTTCTCATCTGGTACAGTAGGAAACAATGTCTTGTGGTATTCAGTCTTTACAAATACGTGGTCAATACGTGCTAGACGCTCAGGAGAGAACGATTCAGGATTCATCACATCATGTACGTCGACAATAAACTTACGTGCTTTTATGTCGTAGTCAGCGAGTGACGGCATACGCCATGCCCACAACACGTCAAACTCGTCTAGGCGGTTAAATTCCCAATAATTATGGTAAAGTACGCCTTTCACTAGTAAACCCTCTCTAGGGGCATCACAGCGATTGTAGACCACTACTTCTTTCCCTCTCTTGACTAGATTTTCTGCAATATGGATGACGGCAGTCTCCGAGCCACCTATACCCCCCTCCTGTATCGCATTACCAGTCCATGAGTCGGCAGAATTACCGCAGAATATAGCAACACTGTTTTCGTTCCACTTCTTTGGTGGGAATGCGGCGAATCGGACAGACAAAATACGAGGGTCATTCAATATCTGTTCAGGCATTGAATAGCATAATGCTTGCAGTCTCTCAGTATCATCTAGCATGGTCTTTGCGAGTGTCATGTATTCGCGTGTCAATCTCTCGTCATACTCCATCTCTGTCGCAAGTTCCAGGATTTCTTTTGAGTGTTCTGATTGTCTATTTTTATATGCCCTCTCGACGGCTTTTTTTGCCTCCGTGAACATACCAAGTTGCAACATGCAGATTGCACTCATCACATACAAGTCATGATCATAGAGCGCGTTATGTTTTAGGTTCACCGCGTCTTTGTCTCGTAGCTCTGCGATTTGTAAGTTAGTCAAAGCCTCATTCCATTTCTCTTTGTGGATATAGTTACGTGCCTTGTATATATAGGCATCTGGAGCGTCTTCGAGCTCTAGCGTTGCCGACGTGTGCACCTTAATTGCGTCGTCATACATACCAAGGCGCATATATGCTTCACCCATCATATTCAATGCCTCATACCTCTCTTGTTTCCATCCAGATAGCTCCATATACCTCTCTACAGAAAGAATGACGCTCTCCCAGTCCTCTACACCAAGATAACAACGAGCGAGATAGAAATAGTGTCGTGGCTCATCTGGTTCTTTCTTCACCGCCTCATTCAATATCACAAGGTTACGCTGTATGCTCTCAGCACTATCTTTTTCCGTTGCGGTATGTACTCGTATCACGTCATTTATGCTTGCTTCTTGACAGATACCATTGCCGATAAGGTTCTCATGGATTATCCCCTTCCATTCATAAAACCCCTTCTTTACCATTTGTAGTTTCCAGTGTTGTTGTGTAACCTTGCCAGCTTTGTCATGCGCATAGTTATACATGACTGAGATACCCGTGATTTTATTCTCGTCTGCCATCTCTATGTTCTCTCGTATCTTCTCAGCACCACGTACTACGTCATCTGCATCAAGCCATACAATCCAATCGCCAGTCGCTTGGGCGAAGTTAAAGTTACGAGCTTTTGCAAAGTCATTCTCCCATACATAGTGAGATACTTTAGCGTTGTATTTTAATGCAACTTCTTCACACGCTTTATTGTCTCCCGTAATAGTGAGTACCACCTCATTAAAAAAAGAAGCGCAAGACGCTAGGCATCTATCAAGCTTCTTAGCTTCTTGGTCTGTTGGCTTAACTATAAGCGCAAGGGATATGTTTAGCATATTACATAACAGCACACGCGCAGAGTGCCGGATATTTTTTCATTAGTCTATTAAGTTTTGCTCTATCGGTGAATAAGTCTGAATGGTACTCAGAAAGTACGTTATGCAATCCTATAGGCATTTCCATAGCGTGTCGGTATACCTTTTCTGCGTTACTGCCATATTTATTAAGGTTATTTGTCTTTGTGACGTGATTATACGCAATCTGCTCTTTCATTTCTTCTGGATGAAGAGCGGTATATTCCTTAATAATATGGTCGACACCCTCCCATACCTTCCCTACTCCATATAACTCCTTCGCTTTTTGTGCTGAAATAGTATATAAACCCTTAAAAACTCCGTTCTCGAACCTTAGGTGTTCGCTCCCAATAGGCTTTGACATGTATGTAGTATACAACAAGAAAACCACCTGTATAGGTGGCTTCTTGTGCATAAGTCTTTTTGCTTATGATTGGAGTCCGTTGAGTACAAAACCTGTCTTCTCTCCAGTGTGCTCAACTGTAAGCTCTGAGAGCAACATCTTTCGGTCTGAGTCTCCAACTTTTGCAATCTCTGTGACTGCTGTTGGTCGAAGATACGAGATACGGTGATACATGCTATTGATACCTACAACCGAACGTCCTGAAACTGCGTTTGGTACATCTCGGTGAATCGTAATCTGTTGAATTCCGAAGTCTCCTTCGTAAATAGCAACCGAACTGATGAGCTTCTTCGCTTGCGCGTCAACATTCTTAGTGTTTCCACCAGTGAATCCTGAGATTGTTCGCTTGAGCTTTGAACCAACGAATACCATATCAGGGAAGATGTCAGTACTACCATGCACGAGTTCGAGCATGTTGTTGTAGATAGTCTCAGTAAGTGTACTATTCGACGCCATTGTGGTCGCGTTGGTGGTAAGTGCTGCGATAACACCAGTTAGACGACGTGCTGCATCTGTGTTACCTGAAGCCTGTGTACCTGCCATAAGAGCCTTCTCAATATCCTTTGCATGTTCCTTAAGTTTTTTTGAAACTTGGTAAGGAAGTTGGTTAGGGTCTGAGACAACCTGCTCTGTGCCTGAAACCTCAATGTCATTTCGGAAGATTTGACATAGGTTCTTCGCACGTGTTGGAGCTGTGAGGGTTGCACTTGAGAACGCTGCACCTTCAACTGCTGCATTGTCTGCACCTGCTGCAAACGTGTCAACGAGATACTCGTGAACAGTCTGTCGTGCATCAGCACCACGTGCGAGCTTGTTAAGGAGCGGGGTCTCGGTAGGTGAGATATTCGTTACAACAGATACCAAGTCCTCTGGACGTCCGGTATCGTTATAGGTTACTAAAGTAGCCATGATGTTTATTTCTTAAAAAACTGATTGACGACAAACTCTCCCATCTTTTGGGCGTCGCCTGCATGTTCTTGAGGATTGAATACCTCATTGCCCGTATGCTGAACGACTCTATTGTTTGAGCTTGCAATCGTCCGCTTAGTCACGTTCTCTGTACCAGTTCTCGACTCCATGAGAGTCTTGAATTGAGGAAGCTCCGAAGCCTCTTGGAGTGAAACGCCTGCGCCTTTAGCAATGAGCTTTAGAACTTCAAGGTTAGTTTCAATCTGTGGGTTACGTGCGAGAAACTCGCGCTCCTTTAGGCTTTCAATTTCGGTTTTCAGACTTGCAATATCGTCTGTTTTACCACTGAGGTCTGCGGCTTTACCAGCCATAGACTTCATATCCTTGATAGACTTGAGAGCAGATTCCTTGGTCTTGTAACTCATGCCGGTGATTTCGTTAATCTCAGCAAGAGTTAGTGCCTCTGGTTGAGTAACCGCCTCATCACCGGTTGTCGCACTCAATTGCGGTGCATCAACTTGGGTTTCGTTGGTTGGGTTTACTTCTGGATCCATGATTATGTGGATGAACTAATAACCTGTGACGAGCACAGGGGTAAGGCTTCCCTATTCTCGTCGTGTCATCAATCTGCTTGTAGTTGGTTCTCCTTTCAACATTATAACATTGTTTATAGTCCCCCGTAAATCACCAACCCATAATTCAAGATTGTCTGCAATAGCAAGGTTCACTTCAATTTGTTTCGAAGCGTCCGGTCGTGACAAGTCTATTGCTCTCGCATCACGACAAGCAGAGATGAGCGCGTTAAGTTTTCGTTCCGCTATCTCCCATCCTGAAGATTGGAACATCGCCTGTAGCGCTTCACCTTCTGCTATTGCGTGTGTTGTCTCTGCATCAAATTCCATATTTACATTTGTTGTGAGTTCATGGTGTTCGCCGCCGTCACTTGTTGTACGTCTGAGAGTACAGCATTCGGGTCTGCTTGTCCTCCTTGTTGTGGCTGTGGATTACGGAGTGACTTGGGTACTTGTAGTCCGAGAAGGTCAAGCGCCTCTGCGGTCATCTCTGCCGACGTCTGTGGGTCAAGTCCGTTACGTAACTCAAGAAGGTTACGCACCGTAGTTCCAATGTCCATATCTGCATTAGTCATGAATACCTCTGTCACCATGCCTTTGACTATCATGTCCTCAAGATTCTCAATAAGAAGGTCGCCTCGCTTTTCGAGCTTCCGTGTCATCCTCTCAAGCAATACCTGCATCTCCATCTCTGTGGGTACTACGCCAGTCTTCTTGTACATCTTCTGCATTTCACGCTCTACCATGTTAGCGATAACTGTCTCACGAATGTCTTTTATGTTTTCGAAGTCTTTAAACAGCGTTACTTTGTCGCCCTTCTTCAACATCTTAGGGACATGTACCATCACGTGTCTATCAATCCAGCGTTGTACAAAATGTTCAATAGACTCTGTTACAAGAGAAAACGCAGAACGTGCCTCTTGGGATTGTATAGACGCTCCTGTAGCACTTGTGCTTGCAGGTAGTTCGCCGAGACTAATATCAAAGACACTTGTCACGTCCTGCGCCCACTGTCTCGCTGTCTTTTCGTCCTCGTATGAAGATTGTCCTGATTCAAGTATTTGCAACTGTTCGAGGTCACTAGGGTCTGCAAGCTCAATAACTCCCTTTGACACAAGATTAGACAACATCTGCTGTGTCACACCAGAGCCTTTTCGAATCTTCAAAAGTCCGAGTTGAGCAACCGTGTTCTTGTTGATACGAAGGTTCAACACTGTGTTAATCCACCATTGCAACGGCATGACAGTTTCTGCGATACCAACACCATACCAACGCCCCGGTACTTTGAGATACCATGCTTCCTCGTATGGTTTTATCACATTGCCCTGTGAATCCTTGTTTGTATTTTCTTCGACAAGGTGAAACACTAGCGAGCCTGTATCAATACCAGAGATAACAACATGCGCATCAATAATCTCACCAGACTCTCGATCTGATTCCTCGAGTGTCAGTGTCCATTTTGGAATCTTACCCCACAATTCGTACACATCACCATACTCTCCTGCTTTCTTGACTGTGCTCCCGTCTTCCTTTTCAACATCGCTTGATACTTTGAATTTGTCCGTATTCTCCCATTCCATGCCCATTACCTCAGACTTGTCCATGAGCACCCGTTCTGTAAAGCGGTATGCTTGCTGAATAGAATCGGCTGTCGGGTCAATGTACACGTTCAACAGGTCGACATCCTTGCGTTGTAGATTTTCACCGTCATGATACGTCTTCCAAACATCTGTACCATCAATCACAATAGTTGTCGTGAGTTGATTGAGTTCATGACCAAAATAAATCTTTCTGAAGTATTCACGGATAGCACCGCGAATAATGTTCGTGAGGTGAGCGTAGTCAATCTCCAAAGAACGGAAGCGAACGTCTTTTGGGTCGAGGTCTACCGACTTGCGAACAGCATCACAAAGAGTACGAGTTAGTGGAACCCATAGCTTTTCTCGTTTTGTGAGCGGGTCAATAGGAACATCATAAATCCCCCAATAGTTCTTGCGAAACTCCTTTATCATCTCACGCATATTGAACGCAACCTTGTCTGTAATCCAATACTGCCCGATACCGTACTTCGTTACCTCATCCTTTACAATGCCAATAAGTTCATTATCCGCTTCGAGTTTAGTAATCATATTGCGCACATTATACCACACTAGTAAATAGCAAGGGTGCCTGTTGACTCTGTGACCGGACGTAGACTATGGAACCCATACAGTATCGCATCCATAGCGTGGTCATTCCCATCTTCAGGGTCATTCAATACGTGTCCCTGCCTGTCTTCAATGAACAAGTAACTCCCGTACTCTCTCCATACGTCTACAGAGCGTCTCGTGACACTGATGCGTTGTTGTTGCACGTAGTCAATTGCATACTTCTTGAATGACTTTTTATTACCGAGTGAATCATCGCCACCAACCTTCCGTACACCAACAATGTTCACACCATATCTCCGTATCTCATCTATACTCTTTGGCTCTGAGCTATCAGCAACAACGAGTGTGTTTGAGTTATGCAGGTTATTGAGGAATGACGCAAGCTGATCATTGAGCATCCCCTTACGGTATAACTCTTGATCAATGATGTACGCTCCGTTGTATTGATAGATTGACACAATCGCTGTTGCATCGTTCGTATACCCAAAGTCCATACCACGTCGCACCAATTTCGCTTCATGCGGTATCTCATCAATAGTATTCCAGTCACGGTATATCTTCCGTTCTATGCTTGACGGTTCGCCGAGCCACTTGTGTTTGTACAATGATGGTCGATTCTTTTTGTCGTCCTCAATCTCCTCTTTGATTACACTTGGCATATACCCATACTTTTCTGCAATGTCATAGTTCACATTTATTTTCAATGTGTTGGGCCTACCCTCAAGCACAAGGCGTTTGTGTACTGGATCGTCCTCAAGTAGTCGGTTGTAGGTATAAATAATTTGTGAGCCCGGCTTACGAATTGTTGGTGTAAGTATTTCAATACTCTCATTCGAGACTGTTTGGGCTTCTTCAACCCACGCAATGTCTACACCCTCAAGCGACTTGATGCTCTGCTCATTATGATGCAACCCCTTAAAAATAGACTCAGAGCCGGTAATAGTGTTCGTGATGGTCTTATCGGTCACATGGAAATCATGCAATCCGTACAGACGTATCAAGTCTGTGAGCAACTGGTGTGACGATTCACTAATAGAGTTTTGAAACTCGCGAGCACACAGTATGCGCGTCTTCTCCATACGAGCACGAATAATAAGATATCGAGCAACAGTGTGCGACTTGATACTGTATCTACCCCCCCACACTGCCGCCTCACGCCAATCACGGTCAAAGAGTCGTTTGTACTCTACTGGTATTTCAATCGTTAGCATCGATAAACTTTATGAGTACGGGTGCAATGCTTTCGCCGTTAGAGGTCACGTCTGTTTTTTGCATAGCTCTGCCCTCTGTCCTGTCCATAATGTCTTGAGACGCTTTGAGTCGCACACTCTCGTTCTCAGCATTTGTAGCAAGGTCAACAATCGTAGAATATGCAAGGGACTGCGCTTCACGGAACTTTTCCATGATAGATGGCTTTCTTAAGTTTTGTGAAGCGATGACAGCAGCGGAATTATCACTAGTAGCACCATACACTTCTTTTACTGCTTCGGTGCCATTTCCTGTTTCCAAATACCTTTTTAAAAACTTATCTTGCTTCGGAGTGAGTTCTTTCATGGTTAATATTATACAACCACGGTGCGGAAGTGTCTACAAACTACCCTCACCACACTTGTAGCGTTACGCTTGTCCCAATCACATCTGGTGGTTATGGGGACACCTTTGACAGACCGTTTTTTGTGTTGCGGTGTTGCGGTGATAGTTTCTCAGAAAGAGTTTTCTATTATTTCAAGATATCTGTGCCTTTTTACCCATAATGCACATATCTATTATATCTATATATCTTTTTATAAAGAAAATACATAACAACATAACAACATACAAATATCAATGTCAAATATGGCTTATATTATGATTATTAAAATAAAATAATTTGACATGTACTCCTGTTTTATTGTGATGCAGGTACTTTTTGCTTCCACCACAGCATCACAAAGCAATATAAGAATATGGCTTAAATAAAGGATTTTTAAAAATCTCCATTTTGTGCAAGGGTACATTAGTTAAGTACATACTTAACATACGTAATATAGCCATATATTAGACATTTGTATTTTTTTTAGTTAAGTATATACTTAACTAATATGACAAAAACAACAATCACACCACCTTCCACCACAGCATCACCACACACAATAGAACAAATGGAGAGAGTAAAACGCTCATTGATTCTAAATGATGAGTTTATCAACGCGAAAAGCGATGAACCTTTTATTGGTAAAAAATTTGGTAAACTAACAGTAGCTAGCAGAGCCATGAACAACAAACATCGTCAGTCTCGATGGTACTGTGTCTGCTCTTGTGGAAATAGACTCATAGTAATTGGCAATGATTTAAAAAATAAAAACACCCAAAGCTGTGGATGTCTGCGTAGGCAAGATTGAAACTATACACATAAACTTTAGGCCGGCACCTGTAAACAGATGTCGGCCTTTAGTTTGACTAGTGTGGATTTACCAAAAATCCTCTATACACTTTACACCAGTTTGAATAAAAATCAATCATGGTATAATGCACATACCTAAAAGTTTTGACTAAACTTACTAGGATTTACCAAAAATAATTTAATACAAAATGTATAAAAACGTCGCGTGGGCACCAGCTCACCTAGACAAACGACCAGCGATAAAAAGTTGGGCACACCTCCAATATCGTCAACCAACAGAAGAAGAGATAAAACAATATCCTAAAACACTTGCGGTGCTCATTGCGTGCGGTGAAGGGTCAGGTAATCTTGAAGTATTAGACTTCGATGAAAAGCACGACCCAACAAAGACAATTACAAAGCGTTGGGTGAAGTTGTTGTCATTCTCACCAAGAGAATTAAAACTTCCAATTGTACGCACAATGTCTGGCGGGTATCATGTATATTACCGACTAGAAAACACACCAGACGGGAATCAAAAACTAGCAAGAAATAAATCTGGTGAAGTAGTTATTGAAACTCGTGGTCAGGGTGGGTATGTTATTGCTCCACCACATCCTATGTACAGTGTATTATTCAATGATCTGAATGACATACCAGTCATAACAAAAGAACAGCGTGAAGAAATGCTACTCGTAGCGGTATCATTAGATGAATTTCCAAATGTAAAAACATTTACAAATTTTGGAAAAATAAACACGTCAACAAATGACGGAGACCGTCCCGGCGACTTTTACGAAAAGGAAACTGACTGGATGGATATACTACGTGCACATGACTGGCACTCACCTCGGCAGGGTAAAAATGGTATTGTATACCTGACACGTGGCGGGAAAAAATTTGGTGTCTCGGGCGCACTAGTCACATCAGAGCAAGGAAATCAATTATTCTATTGCTTCACTTCCTCGTGCCCACCATTTGAACCATCCACATGCTATACAAAATTTGGAGCGTTTACCCTACTAGAACACGGCGGAGACTTCAAGAAGAGCGCTCAAGATATTTATCAAAAAAGGATTAAGCAATCTATAGTATGCAATTAAGCACGTTTATTAGTAAAGCAAACACGATTGCCCGCACCCTACAGACAGAAGATGTGGCAAGACCAGAAATAGAAAAGATAGCGAAGACAGATACGTATGACTACACACCATATATAGACCCCATTATCGCAAAAAATTGTTCAGTACCGACACCCTTCCCGGTGGATGAGAACGCTGACAAGAGCCAACAATATCAGCTATTCCCCGAAGCATTTGTCGAACAACGTCCAACACTGAAAGTGCTCAAGCGTGGCGACAACCGTTCTATTACGGAATACTCAGAAGAAAAGAAACACTATATTGAGTACTCAGATAATGAAGCAATGACAGCCGTACATAATACCTTTGTAAAGAACAAGCTACATAAATTCTGTACGCAGAAACATCTTAAGGACACAATCTCAAATATAAAGGACACACTACACTGTAACGGCAGAGAAATAGATGGTGCGCCAATTGCCCGCTATATCAATTTTACCAACGGACTGTTTGATGTGGATACACTGTCACTTATACCACACAGCCAAGAGTACTTTACTTTAGCACAATCACCATACAAGATTGACCTTGAGCAGAGAGACTGCCCTTTATGGATTGACTATCTTGAAAAGGTATCAGGTGGTGACAAAGACTTGGAAGCACTGATGCAAGAGGCAATGGGATATTGTATCTTTGGGCAAGACATTCAAGGACAAAAAGCGTTTTTCCTTTACTCAGAAGCATCTGGTACGGGTAAATCAACTTTCCTGCAAGTCCTACGAAATCTAGTTGGTACAAAAAATACATCATCACTATCCTTGGAAAAAATGGTGTCACTAAGCCCGATGCTCAAAACTATGGTCGGGAAGCGAGTGAACATAAATGATGAGCTCGGTACGAAATACCTAGAAGCGTCCACTATCAGTGCAATACTATCCGGTGAAGATGTAACATTCGATGTCAAGTATAAAGATGCAATCTCAATGAACTTCAATCAGACACGTTTCATTTTCTCCACAAACCAACTACCTAACTTCAATCAGGCACTCGGCATGGACAGGCGCATCGCTATTATCCCGTTCCTATTTAGGTTCTACGGTTCAAAGGATCGCATCTTTGATTTTTACAAAGTCGTATTAGAACAAGAGTCAGGAGCAATACTAAATTGGGCAATAGATGGATACCTACGTATTAAACAGAGAGCAAAGGAAGGACAGGAGCTATTCACTGAATCAAAGACATCACTCGAAGTAGCACTAGACTATAAGAACACTATCGATCCTATCTCGGCATATCTAACAGACTACACCCTAATTGCTAGTCTACAATTTAGTAAAGAGACTAGAGCACAAAGTGTATTATCCAATGGAGACAACCCACATCTTTCAGCAAAAGATTTATACGGTCAACCAGAAAGATTTATTAAAGGTGATAGAGAACCCGCTACTGGTTTCTTCCTATTCTGTCAGCTACAAAACTATACACAAAAAATAAACTTCTTAGCTTTCTCACGTAGGGTAGCCGCTCACTGTGGTCAAGATAGCAAGTATGAAATGACCACAAACAGAGAGGGTAGGGCATATCGACTAACCGATGAGTTTATAAATAGTCTTGAGTCTTATCAAAAAGAAAAAGAGGACACTAACTTCTAATTAAAAAATAATATGAAATACAGCGTATACGTAAAGGGTTATAAATTTTATTATTCAGCAGAAACTATCTATATGGTAGATGTTGCATGGTGTGACGAAAAAGTTATCCAACTAAAGAACCCAGACGAAATGTATGATGAAAACTTTTACTGTGACTCGGAGAAATGTGGCATAGTCGGTGATGTTTTAATCCCAAAAAGTCAGGTATCGCACATCATCGTATTTACCGACACACCTGTGCATAACTCACCTACCCAACCATCATAAACGTAGTACCATAGACTATGACCGGAATGTCACTAAACTAGTTATCAATTATTCACATTAAATAATCATATTCAATATGGCATTAGGCAAAGAAAAAGAAGGAGGTAACTATATTACATTCAAGCCGTCTATCGGACGACTCACTATTAAATCAGACCAAGGAGATCCAGAAGCAAAGCCACGTACCTACAAGGACTCAAAGACAAATCAAGATGTGACTGTCTATGAGCAACGCTATCAGTACATCACGGGGAAGGTTGTTGGCGTAGAGGTGGACACTACCGGCGAGTACGGCTCACAGTTAAAAATCGTGCTTCGAGACGGAGACACTGACTATACACTACCTGTACCACTCAATAAGTCATGGGGTACTAAGGTAGCTGAGGCTATGCCGAACGTAAAACTTGACGAGGACGTTACTATCACCGCGTATGAAGACTTCACCACAGCAGACGGTAAGGAGGTACAAGCAGGGCTCTCACTCAAGCAGAATGGCGTGCGCGTCACATCACATTTCAATTACAAAGATGGTGACACATGGGTACGTGCTGAGGGCTTCCCTGAGTACCCACAGGCTGATACCATTCCTAACAAGGAAAAGAACCCTGCGAAGTACACAAAGTTCTGGGGCGATTACTACTTCACCGTAGAGGAGTTCTTGATTGACTGGTTTGAGAAGAACATGAATATTGAATACGTCGCGCCTGTTAAGGATGAGGTGGTAAGCGAGGAGGTTCCATTCTAAGCGTATGAGTCTCGGTAAGGAAGCACCAACATTTCGCTGTCGCTGTAGCGCACTCGGTCAACTTATGACAGCGCCTCGCACAAAGACTGGGCTATCAGAGACAGCAAAGACTATGCTCGTACTCTGGTATAAAGAGAAACTATACAAGCGACGCAAGGAGATACAATCGAAGTACATGACTAAGGGAAACACTGTCGAGGATGCAAGTATCGCATACGTCAATACCATATACGGTACTGACTATAAGAAGAATGAGCAGTGGTATCAGAATGAGTATGTCCACGGGACACCAGACATTGTTGGAGATACTATCATAGACATAAAAAACAGTTGGGACTTCAGTACCTTCCCGTTGTTCAGTTCGACTATTCCTACCAAGGATTATGAGTGGCAGGTACAGGGCTACATGATGCTCACTGGAGCGACAAAAGCCTCTGTCATATATACACTCATGGACTTGCCGGACGATCTAATAGAGCGTGAGTATCGCATGAGTGGTGGTACAGGCTTAGTCACCGCAGAATTCAAGGCTAACTACAAGTACAAGGACATTGATGACAAGCTCCGAGTGAAACGCTTTGACTTCGAGTACAGTGCTGACCTAGTGGAGCAAATAGTGACGAAGATAGAGGAGGCGCGTAAGTTCGTGTCGATGCTAAAGTACTAAAATGAAAGAACTACAAGACCGCATTGTTAAGTACGTTACTACATGCGAAAGTCTTGTGTCCCTAGAGAAGCTGACACTTGTAGCCACTAGTGTCGGCTTTTCTGAGGATGAGGTACTCCAAGCACTAGAACGCATTGGAAACAAGTTAAAGAGCATAGTACGAGGAGGAACGGTATACTACCAAGTGCCACCACCCATTAAGGAGCATTTCAAGTGCACCGTACCGTACCCATGGCCGGGGAGAGATGGCATACCTGAGTTCGTCATGCCATTCCCTGAGATTGATTACTCGTATATATTCCTCACACCAGAAGAGCTAGACAAATACAAAGCAGAGTTACGTGGAAGAATTTTTATACCTAAAAAAAGATGGCAACACAAAAAGTGAAAAAAGATAATCCTATTGAGGCTGATCCTAAATTAAAAATATTACACTACCTCACAAAGCAGGGGTATGTGTGCTGGAAACATCACAAAAAAACTTTTAATGACAAACTCGGTATCCATGTGAATGACCCGTATATTCCAAACGGACTACCAGACATTATGCTCATCGATAAAGAGGCATATGGTCAATTAGTTGGATTAGAGATTAAGCGTCCAAAAGGCGGTCGTGTAAGCCCCGCGCAAATACTCATGAAGCGACGCTTCGAGTTGAATAACGCACGGTATGAGATAGTGAGGAGTGTTGAAGAGGTAAAAGAGCTAGGGTTGTAGCCATTTTTAGTTATCCCCAACCACCCCTTCCCTAATCTGTATATCAGTATATACTAATACATGAAGGAGATAACACACCTTCATCAATCTATATGAAAGACGCACTATACAACGAACTCAACGCAGAACTATTTATACACGAACTCAAGGAACGGAAGACCCGCGCATACCGTAACGCACAGCGCGCAAAGGCACTCAAAATCGCTGTCGTAGCAACCATTATCATCGCAA